CCTTCCAACGGGTTAAGGAACGCTTTAACAATCGTGCTGTTTATCATCACGACGCATGCGCTGACTGCGCGGAGCTCGTCCTTGTCACCAACATTGACGCCTGCGGCTTCGAGGTCCTCGTGGTCGACCTCGCCCCAGTACGTCCACATCTCGTAGGTATCGCGGGCCAGGTCGCGCTGGTCTTCGTCTTTTAGCTCTTGGAAGGTGGCCGACTTCTTGGGGCCTTCTTCCAACACCTTGCGAAGCTGGTTCTTCATAAACCCTGGCTGCTTGGCAAGGTCACGGACCTGGCGCACCGTGATGCGCTCGCGCTCGTACAGCCCCTTGCCTGCGTGGACGTTGTCCCCGCAGCCTGGGTCAGGCCAACAGTTGCGTGGGTCGACGCTGAACGAGGCAGGGCTCATTTCCTGCACGATCTCGATCTGGTGGATTTGGTTGCCCTGCATGTCCTTGTATGGCTGCCAGGCTTTGCGTGTGCGGCTGGTGACCACTGGGCCTTTGATCACTCCGGTGCCCAGGCGAGCTGAGTTGTGCAGCATCTTGCGCACTTCGGCGTTGTAGTCGCACTCAACCAGCTGGTCATCCATCTCGGTCTGCATGGCCTTGGCTTTTTCGCGCGCCACCTGCATGGCAGCTCGGGCGATGTCTTTCATGCTCAGCGGCTCTTGGGTCTCCGGGTTCATCATTGGCTGGCCAGTATCGCGGTCTGCGGCCATGCGGTCGTCACGGCTTGCGCCCATGACATCGGGTTTGGGCGTGGGCTGAATGCCCCAGTTGCGGTCGTCCGTGGGCAACAAGATGTCAGCCAGGCGGGCCTCGGCTGCGTTGGTCTTTTGACGGGTTAAGCCAATGTAGACCGTGGAACGGTGGGGCTTAGCACCTTGCGTCGTGACCGGGTATCCCTGCTCCACCGAAGTCATCATCTGGCTTGCCTGCTTGGCGATGTTGTCCTTGGCGTTGTATTGGTCCTCGTCTTCGAGCCAACGCTTGTCGACGCCGTAGCTGTAACGGAGGCGAATCCACTCGTCGCGTTGCTGAGCCATGTTGTAGCCAAAAGCCTGCAAACGCTCTTCGACCTTCCGGCGTTGTTCGGCTTCGTCTACAACTTCTACTTCAACATCGATTTGCTGGGGTTGAGCTTGCATGGGATTTTCCTGTTGTTGCGGGTCAATACCCGGCTACTTGGTCGAATACGCCAAACGCTGGGATGTTGGGCATGCGAGTGCCGCGAAGGCGCGTTTCGGCCTCTTCCTGCGTTTTGGCTTTGCGACGCATCATCATGGCGTATCGCGTGGCCGACAAGATGTCGTCGTTGAGCTTCACGATGATGCCGTCTTTGCGGTGGTACAGGCGGAACTCCTCGAACCACTCCTCCAGGTGGGAGAAGACCTTCAAGCGCATGGTCTGCATGCGTGTGAGCATCTCGGCCACACCGGCCTCCAGGCCGTTGCTGCCGTCCTCGAACGTGGCACGGTCGATTATCATGTTGACGCCCTGGTCCTTGTACTGTTTGGCCAGCTGTTCGCCTGAGCCCTTATCGTGCTGCAAGCCGTCATGCGGCCAGGCCACTGGGCACCACTCGCCTCGCGCCCTGATCGCGGCAGCGTGGATGGCCACGCTGGCCTCCTTCATCCGGTAGCAGTCGGTCACGTAAAGCGTGTCGGCATCGCGGTCCCATGCCAGCCAGACCACGGCGGTTGGGTGGCCCCAGCCAAAGTCAATGCCCACGATCCGTGGCCAATGTGGCGGGACGGGGAATGGCTTGGCCTTGATCGCGTCCTCGGCAACCGGGAACACGCGGCCGCTGCCCAAGATTGGAACACCCTTGGCTCGGGCATCGCGCTCGTGCTCAGGGTATGCGTTGATGATGGCTTCGCGTTGCTCGGGCGTGTAGTGCTCGGCGTCGTTGATCGTCATGTTGATGACGTTGGTGCCTACGGGCTTCTCGATCAGAAACCGCTTGACCACTTCGGACATGCCGAGCAATGGCGTGAAGGTCACGCACACCTGGCCGCCCACAGCCTGGGTGCGGGTCAGGCCCTCAGAGTAAACGCCAAGCGGCGGCTCCTCGTCGAACCACACCCAATTGACCGTGTCGGCCTGCCACTTGGTGCGGCCTTGGTCGTATGAGTTGAATTGGATCACGCTGTCTTCGCCACACTCGTGGCGCACGACAACGCTGGACACTGCGTCCGGCACGCCTTGCTTCATGCTCGTGTCGCGGATGCACTCATAAGGTATCGAGCCGGTGCCCCATTCGTCGCGCATTTCAGGCGGGCCAAGCAGCAAACGCTGCACGCCCTTGCGGGTCAGCTCGGCAGACTCGGACCCGACCATTGCGCGGATAGCGTAAGGGAATCGGGTGCCGGTCCACCAGCTGGGGTATCGGCCGGTCAAGTGCATGGCGGTCTCAAACGCGCCAGCCCAGGTCTTGCCAAGCTGGTTGCCTGCCATGAACAAGCGTTCACGGAACGACGAACCGGCAGCGTGGAATTCGACCTGCTTGACATAGGGCTTGTAAGCGGCAAGGCGATTGCGCTTGGCGCGAATGTCCCGCAAACGCAACAACTCGTAGACCTGCACCTTTTCCTCATGCGTCAAGGAGCTGAGGTTGAGCTTGCTGAGGTCCAGGTCGTCAATCTTCATTTGCTGACAGCCCTCGATAGCAGCATGGTCAAGCGGCTGTCCAGCTGTTCGTTGGTCAGCTCAAGCTGGCCAGAGACTTTCATCTCGACGGACTTGAGCTTGGGTTGCGTGTATTGCAGCATCTCGTTGAGCATGCGCAGCTTGGTGTCTGCGTCGATGGCGTCGGCCATTAGCGGCTTTTTGGTGGTGGGGTCCACGCGCGGCTTGCCGTTCACGTCACGAACCGGCACCTGCTTTTGCAGGATGTTGATGATCTCCACCGCTGGGTCCATGCCTGCGTCGACCAGGGCTTCGGCCACGGCCTTGAGGTTGATGCCCATTGGCTTCTTGCTGCTGCGTTGTTTGGCGTGAGCACTGGCGTGCGGAACCCCGGCAGCTTGCAAATCATCTACGGTGGCCATTTTGGGCGGCGCACCGGCCAGCTCAGCCAGGCGCTTAGCCCCGTTCTTTGTTGCTCCCATGTCAGCCCTTCATCGCTTTCCGCACTAGGCCCTGTTTGTTTCGACCACTGATCGCTTGGGCCTTTGCCTTGGCGTCTGCTTTGCTTGATGCGCCCCAGGCGTTGAGGCTCTTGAGCAAACGGGTTGGCTCGCCGCCCTTGCGCTCAGGTCCGGGCATGTTGCCCATCCTGGCCAAGAAGCTCGCGCGCCGTGGATTGTCGCCAGATTTGACCGGGGCCTTGAGGTTCATGCCCTCAGCCTTTGCGCTGGCGCGCCCCTTGGCATTCAAGCCCCCCGCAGGGTTCTTGCCTTCTTTGCGTTGCCAAGCCGGTGTCTTCATTGCATGGCCTTGCTGATGATGCCCTTCTTGGCAGTCTTCGCAGACTCCTTGAAGTCGTCAGCTGTTGGCGCGCCCTTGGCACCCGGCTTGCGCATGCGCTCTTTCGAGCCAGCAGCAATCCTGGCACGTTTTGCCTGGATGTTGGCGTACAAGCCGGGCTTCATTTAAATTTTCCCAGGGATGATGCCGTTGTTAAAACCGGCGGGAGCTTTGGCCATGCCGCCCTTAAAAGCGGGCTGCGTGGTGTCTGTGCCAGGCATGGGAACGGACACCTTGCCAGGGATTTGGCCAGCGCCTTGGGTCTGATTGCCGCCACCGCCAATGGCTGCGCCGGTTTTCATGGGGTTGCCCGCGGCGCGCATGGTGTTGCGGGATTCGGGGTTGGAATACTGTTGCATGGTTAGCTCCTTGAGTTAGGCCATCAGGCCAGGTTGGGGTTGACGCTTTTGGGCTTCTTGCTGCCACATCTGGCCATAAGCCTCCGGCCCTTCGGTGGCTTGCTCTTGTGGGCCTTCGCCCGATTCTTCTTTGAGGAGCATGCCAACGTACTGCAAACACTCCTCGGCGCTCTGGCATTGGTACGGCTCGCCGCCCTCGCTCGTCTCGACAGTCATCGTGCCATCGTCGCCGACGGTGATCGTGATTTGTTGCATGAAATTCCCCAATAAAAAAGCCGCCTTGAGGCGGCCGGGTTGTTTGGTTTTTGCGTTTTTTGCGAACGCAGCTTCGCGCAAAAAGTGTACTCGACGAGCAAATCGGGGTCAAGTGGCTGAAAACCATAAAAATCAAAAAATCTTTGTTGCACAAAAACAACGCTTTCAAAATAATTTGTGTTGTATTTTTGCCGAAACTTAAATATTACTGGCCAGTGCCTGTCAGTGTGCTACATTTCAGTTGTCGGTTGATTGTTCTTTGTTCTCTCTTCCCCACCCAGCCGACCAGGGGATACGTTCCAGGCGACCGATAGATGTCCTGGTGAGACAGAGTCCAAAAGGGCAAGAGTCTTGAGGTGGTGAGT